TACCAAAGAGAGACTGCCCCTTATCGTAAGGATCAGTTTGATAACTCTCGTGAACCTGGTGAGCAGTCTCTTACAGGGTGGTGGATTCGTAGCCAGTCATCCTTCCATGGTGGAGCTGGTATTAAGTTCTATGTTCCATCCTCTGGTGAGTCGACAGGGTACAGATTCTTTGATAGCCAAGGCGTAAACGATTGGAACAAGGGACAGGTAACACTACTTAATAGCGTTATAGAGAACCATATTACTACTGGGGCTATCACTTCTAATCAAGACCCACAGCAACATGTAAGGTCTATTCGATACAACAATACCGATGCTATTCTGCTTCATGATGAATACGATGTAGATAAAGTCCTGCCTGATGGAACAGTTGTACATTTTATTGACTATCTTGCTGGTGTCAATGATAAAGTTTATGCTATCTGCGATGATGGTGTATATGCCTATTGGGTAACCAATGATAGTGGTGGCGGTGCTGGAAAGCTTCGTTTTTGGAAGAAACTTCTCAGCGGTGCATCTGGCGCTGGCGATATCTTGATGTTTTCATCCTCAACAGTTACAGTACAGACAGCTTGTATGGAATTTGTCAAAGATCGTATCGTTGCTGTCATTAACAACGTAACCTATGAAATTGCGCCTAACGCAACTACCTTCCCTACCGCCTTGTATACCAATCCCAACACAAACTGGATTGCCACAAGCATTACTGCATCAGGTCCTGCAATCTACATTTCTGGAAATTCCGGCATCTATTCAACTATCCAGAAGTTTACCCTTAATGCTAGCGGTGCTATGCCAACCCTTACACAGGCATCCGTAGCAGCAGAGTTACCACCTGGAGAGATTTGCTACAGGATCTACTACTACCTTGGCTATATGATGCTTGGCACAAGCAAAGGTGCTCGTGTTGCTGTAGTTAATGACCAGGACGGTTCTATCAACTATGGCCCTCTTATTTTTGAATCATCTCAACCTGTCTATGATTTCTGCGCTCGCGATAGATTCGTATGGTGCGCTTCAGGTATCGGCAGTCTTGATGCTGGCTTAATTCGTATTGACTTAGGTCATACTATTGAAGGAGAAAACCTTCGTTTTGCCTACGCTAATGATTTACAGTACACACAGACTGCTGCCCATGTAACAACTAGCTGTGCCTTCTTTGGTGTAAGCAATACTCTAGCTTTTTCTACAGCATATAATACAACGAATGGTCACGTCTATCGTGAGAATCCAAGTCAGTTGCGTTCTACTGGGTACATCCAAACAGGTGCTATCCGTTACGGAACTCTAGAACCTAAGAACTATAAGTTCCTTCGTGGTCGTGGCGATGTCACTTATGGTGCTATTGATATCCAAACTGTAGATTCTTCTGGAAATACTTATACAGTCATCTCCTATAATGCCTCTGTAGGCACTCCTGAGGCTGCTACGGGCAGTCCTGTAGGCCCACAAGAGTTTATCTCCTACAAGTTTACGCTCTCACGTAGCGCAAGCAATACCAGCCTGGGTCCTATATTCAAGAAGCTGCTGGCGACATTATCAACGTACAGGACTTCACTACAGGAGAGCGAGTACAAGCCTTGATTGAACGTATTAACTTTACCCGTGTGACACCTCCATCAAAGCGTTTTGACGGGTTTGGAGGATTGCTCAGCATCACAGTTAGAACGGTCTTATAGTGAGCGCCGTTGACTGGGCTGCGCTGGTCGTAGCAATAATCTCAATCGCAGCATCCTTTGCCGGAATCGTGCGCTGGCTTGTTAAGCATTACCTAGCTGAACTCAAGCCTAATGGTGGCTCAAGTCTTAAAGACAAAGTAAACAGCTTAGAAGAGAAAGTTGACTTCCTGACTGATCTGGTCAAGGAGGTCTTAAAGAAATGAGGGACAATGAAACCGAAAGTAGTAAAGTCAGCAAGCCCTGCAGCTATTGCTGTTCTGAGACAAGCGACAGCATTGTGGCCGAAGCGAAAGAAACTGTCAGACGGACTTTTGCCATCGCAAGCCCACCTACGTATGAGCCCCAATTCGGACCACAATACTGGGCTGGCCGTAGATCTAACCAATGACCCTGAAAATGGGGTAGACTGTGCTGTTATTTTTGAAAAACTTAAAGAAGATAAACGAGTTAAGTATCTTATTTTCAAAGGTAAGATTTGGTCAAGGGATAAAGCTAAGTCTGGTAATCGTCCTTATACTGGCAGCAACCCTCACAATAAGCATCTTCATGTTTCTATCAACCCTGATATGGCTAATGACACTAGCCCTTGGTTCTGGTGGATGAATCAACCTAAAGTTCTTAATCAAGTCAAAGCAGCGTTACAGCCACAGGCTACTAAGAAGATCCCACTTCCTGTTAAACCTGAGGTTTGTACATGTTGCAAACTCCACAACCCGAAAGGAAAATAATGGAACAACTCAAGCAAGCATCGCTCTCCTGGTTCCGTGCTGCAGCTTCTGCTGCTATCGCTCTCTACCTTGCAGGCGAGACTGATTTCAAGACCCTTGGAGCAGCTGCCCTTGCTGGCTTCCTCGGTCCAGTATTGAAGTGGTTGGATCCTTCCGCCACTGAGTTTGGAAAGAACGCACGCTAGCCCACAGGATGCCCCTTAAAGGGGTGTTTTAAGGCGAGTTGCGGCACTTTTAGCCATCAGGGGTAGATAACTATACCCCCAGGCATTGAAAACCCCCCAAGTCGGGGTCAACTTACATAGGTTGACTCTGATTCTGGGGGGTCTTTTTTGCATTTGCGGACCCTGAATCTTGTGTTATCTTTCACCTGCGGGAAACCGTGGGGCAGAAACTTCAGATGAAGGGGCGACGGCATAAGCCTGAACCAACCAGCCTCCCTGACTCACCATAAAAATTTATGGGGGGAGGGGGGGCATTTCTTAGAATCTGGGGCTCGGGCATATTGGGAAGGAGGCACGTAGTGCCGACGTATGATTATGAATGTCGCTCGTGTGGCGATAACCAAGAGATTAATCTTCCGATAGATTACAAAGAGGAGATACGATGCGGTCATTGTGGCAACGTTTTATTCAAAATATTTTCGGCAAATCCGATCCACTTCAGGGGGAGTGGCTGGGCTGGGAAGAGTGCGACGTAGATTGTGATTCAGATTGCGAACTCTGTGATGACTGTGATATGTTTGAGGAATGAGCAAATTACCTAAACATATCTCCTATTCCTCCTTCAATACTTGGCAGGAATGTGGATGGAAATACTACCTAACAAAAGTAGAGCAGGTTCCTGAGAAGCACGCTGTGTGGTTCACAGGTGGTACTGCTGTACATACTGCTACCGAACGCTATGACAAGACCGATTTCGGTAACACCAACAACATAGATGAACTATGGAATGAAGTTTGGCATAACCAAATCAAAGAAGACGAAGCACTCCATGGTGACATGAATACCTGGGAGTACCGCGGTAGAGAAGATATCTCTTGGTGGTATGGTGAAGGTATGTGGATGCTTGACCGTTGGGTTGACTTTATGCACCCATCTAAGGGCTGGTCTGTATACGAAGATTTTATCGAGAAAGAGTACGAGATACCTGTTGGCGAGACTACTGTCAAGCTTGCCATCGATCGCGTGCTCACTGATTTCGACGGGAATCGTGTGCTCGTCGACATCAAGACTGGTGCGTCATCTCAGAGGCATCCATTGCAACTTGCTGTCTATGCATGGGCTCTAGACAAGCAAGGTGTTTCTGTCGACAAGGCAGGTTTTTGGGATGCACGCACTGGTCACATATCATTGTGGAACATAGAACACCTCAGTCCTGAACGCATTGAGGAGATGTTCCTTGGTTTTGACAAGGCTAGGAAGTCTGACATATTCTTGCCTAACCTGAATAGTTGTGGCAGATGTGGACTAATCTCTCACTGTAAATGGCTTAATGGTAACCAAACAAGAAAGGACGGCAAATGACCGTATCGAAATATCAGGTAAGTAGCAAACTTCCTGATGGTCGCATCTTCGTCATAGGCGGAGATAACTATGCTGAGTTCAAGGCTAACCTTGATTCAGCACTCGGTAGCGTGGATGCAGAAGGACTGCTCACCACAATGGCTACCTCGCTGGTTGGTGCTCCTACAAGCATCGCACAAGCAGTAGCAAACCTAGCACCACTAGGCGTAACTCCTGCTCCTACTCAAACCTTCACACCATCTACCGCACCTGTTGGTAGAGCGTGTAAGCATGGCCCAATGCAGGCCCGTACTGGAACAGGTGCTAAGGGACCTTGGAAGGCATACATGTGTCCTTCCCCTAAGGGAACACCTGATCAATGCGACCCACAATGGATTCGCAGAAACGACCCTGAATGGAGTTCGTTCTAAACTATGAGAACACTTGCTCGTGCTGTTGGTAGCAAAGATATTGGCGGTGAGCCGTTACCTACGGTTTTCCGTACCTTTGATACTAACAAGGTAGTCATACGCCGAGCAGAAGTCTCCATGATTGCTGGCACTCCTGGTGTTGGTAAATCAACTCTTGCACTAGCGATAGCGTTGAGATCAAAAGTCCCAACGCTATACGTTAGCGCGGATACTAATGCTCACACAATGGCTATGCGTCTGCTGTCTATGATTACTGGACGTAATCAGACTGAAGCAGAACAGATGCTCATTGAAGATGTCGATAACTCACGAAAGATTATCAACGAACAATCAGGACATATCTTTTGGTCCTTTGATTCAGCCCCTACTTTGGCTGATTTAGATAACGAAGTATTGGCATTCGAGGAGTTATGGGGATGCTCTCCTACACTCATCGTTGTCGATAACTTGATGGATGTTGCCAACGATTCAGGAGAAGAGTTTGCTGGCATGCGTTCTACTATCAAGGAACTCAAATATCTAGCCCGTGACACCAATGCTGCGGTGCTAGTGCTACACCACACGAAAGAGTCTTATCCTGGAAATCCGTGCCAGCCACGCTCTGCTCTGCAGGGAATGGTTGCTCAGCTTCCAGCTTTGATTCTGACTGTGGGTTCAAACGCTCCAGGATTCTTGGCCGTAGCGCCTGTAAAGAACCGCTATGGAAAGGCTAATGCATCAGGGGAAGATGCCTTTTGGCTCCAATTTAACCCTGAAGTTATGAACGTATCGGACGTAGAGAGAGTATAGGGAGTGCGCTGGTGACAACAATAGTCGGAATACAAGGCAAAGACTTTATGGTCATGGCAGCCGATTCACAAATAACCGAAGAGAACCAGCGCATTATCTCTCCTAAGACACCCAAGATCATACGACTTGGTAAATATATTTTAGGTATCTCAGGCGATGCCCGCCCTGGAGATATCCTTACATACAACTGGAACCCACCTGTCTACAAGCAGGGCGATGAGATACAGTTCATGGGCAAAAATATTATTCCCTCTATGCTTGAAGCCTTTAAGGTGAATGGCTTTGACTTAGAAGCGGAAGATAAGAAAGAAATATCATTCCAATACCTGTTGGGATTCAATGGTAAATTGTTCTCAGTAGGTGATGATATGTCATTCTTATGTACAGAATCAGGTTATTATGCTGCTGGTTCTGGTGGCTCGTTCGCTCTTGGGTATCTCCACTCGGTGGATACTAAGAAGATCAAGTCAGTTCAAGCCGCTACTTTGATAGCGAAGAAAGCCCTTGCTATCTCCTGTAAGCTTGACATCAACACTTGTCCGCCGATACAGATAGTTACGCAGACCAAGTGAAAGACATAACCGAGTTACGTCCTGACTACACTCGGGCGATGGATATCCGTGGTGAACCAACTACGGTATGTGTGTGTGGTAGTTTCTTATGGAACCTTAAAGTAACATTCGATGAGGATGGTACGATAGGGATGTATTTCTTAGATATGGAGTGTGCTGACTGTGGAACACAGGCTACCGCTCCAACGGAGGAAAAATGAAACTAACAACAGTATCAATGCTATCCGCGATTGCAGTTTTTGTGGCTACCTTGCCCCACGGTGTGGGTGCTTGGTTAGTGAAGTCGACACACCTAGGGGTTGGTTGCGTGGAACTATTCGCAGTCAAACCGATCGACAAGAAAACTCAAGCGAAGATGTTCGCCCGTCACAAGGTGAATAATATGTTCAAGGATGCTGACCGTCAATGGTCTGCTCTGGCAAAACTATGGGGCAAGGAGTCAGCTTGGAATCACAAGGCTGATAATCCTAGCTCATCTGCGTATGGAATAGCGCAGGTACTAAATACACCACGTAACTCTACAATTGAATATCAAGTGAATAATGGACTGAAGTACATCGTTCATCGCTACGGTACGCCTGAGCGTGCCTGGGCTTTTTGGCAAAGAAACGGCTGGTACTAAATGTCAAGCAGGTCAAAGATTAAGGGCTCTCAAGCAGAGCGTGACTTAGTTAAGTACCTGCAGGAGTGGTTCCCGTATGCTGAAAGAAGGCTTGCGGGGGCTACTCTTGATAAGGGTGATATCTCAGGCATCAATGGTGTCTGCATAGAAGTTAAGAACCATGCCAAGTTAGATCTTGCTGGGTGGTTATCAGAATTAGAAGTCGAGACTAAGAATGCTAAAGCCTGGACTGGTGCTGTCATACATAAGCGCAAAGGCAAAGGCAATCCTGCTGAGTGGTATGCTACAATGCCTGTGTCAGTATGGGTAGAATTACTTAGGAAGGCTATTGGTGAAGAGTAATACAAAGCCAGCAATTGCCCCGATACTTGAGCACTATGGTGCTCGTGTACCGAGACGACATGGTTGGTTCTCAATGAAGTGTCCGTTTCATGACGATACGCACAATTCGGCTAGCGCGAATACAGATGAAGGTGTATTCTGTTGCTTCGCATGTCAGGTAAAAGGAGATGGGTTCGCACTCATCATGAACAAAGAGGGGGTAGAGTTTCGTGAAGCACTCAGCATTGCAGAGAGAATCCTTAACGCGAGCGGCGAAGTACTACCACAGCGCTCTACACGAAGCGGAGGAATACCTCGCAGGACGGGGAATAACTCTAGAGCAAGCACAGAAGGCTCGCTTGGGCGTCGTGCTAGATCCATTAACGGGGCATGAAGCTTATGCGGGACGTTTATCAATCCCCTACCTCACAAGGTCAGGCGTGGTTGACTTACGGTTCCGGGCATTGGCAGACGAGGAACCGAGATACATGGGTCTTAGTGGAGCTACGACACGCTTATACAATGTCAATGCGTTTTTCAGGGCAACCTCATACATTTGTATCTGTGAAGGCGAGATTGACACCATCACGCTGGATACGGTTTGCAATCTTCCTGCCGTGGGTGTTCCAGGGGTTAATAACTGGAAGAAACATTACACTAGGCTCTTGGCTGACTTTGACAACGTATTCCTCTTCGCCGATGGAGACAACGCTGGAAGCGAATTTGCGAAGTCACTATCTCGAGAACTTAGTGGACTTACTGTGATTCACATGCCTGAAGGTGAAGATGTAAATTCAATGTATCGTCAGGAAGGTCCTGAATACTTTACTAACAAGATTGCGAGCGCTCGTGGATAAGCCAGTTATGCCCGATCATGAGGGCAGATACAAGTGTCAATGTGATGACGAGTTCAAGGACTTGTTTGATTTTCTTGGACACAACGGCGTTCAATACGAGTGGGGCGTACGTCTGACACGTAACTACAGTTTCGACTTGTTTGAGTTCCTGTCCACTATCAATGAATATCTTATCAG